TTTCTGGATCGCGTCGGGCAATCCGATCTTGGTCCATCCGCGGCTTACACAGTTGTCATGACACGGCCACCCAGGAAGCCAGCCGGGAAGAGGTCGCCCACGCCGTCTACGAGGCGACCAGCCTGTTCCGGGACGACGACATGCTGACGGCTGCTGATCGTCTTCGCGAGCGTTTCGTCATCACGAGGAGAACCGAGTGCGATCAGAGATGAGCCTTGAGGAGGCGCTCCTCTCCCGTGGTGTACGTGACAGCAACGGTTGTCTCCGATGGACAGGGGCGCACACCAACACCGGATATGGACACATCAGCGTCAATCGCCGGGCGAGGCAGGTTCACCGAGTGGCCTACGAGTTGTGGAAGGGACCTATCCCAGAGGGTTACGACATCGATCACGTGTACGCGAATGGGTGCCGCGCAAGAGACTGCTTCGAGCCGAACCATCTTGAGGCAGTCACTCCCGCGGAGAACCACGCTCGGCGAGCGGCCGTCGTCACTCATTGCCCCAAGGGACACCTGTATCAGGGTCGCAACCTGATCAGGGAGGGCAACCGGCGAGCCTGCCGCGCGTGCCACACGGCAGCAAACGAGCAGTGGAGAGCGAAGAGGAGACAGCGCATGGTGGCTGATGACGATAGGCGAGTCCACATCCGCCTCCGCGACGGCCGCGAGGTCGTTCGCTATGACCGAGCGGGGAAGTGGTTCGTTGAGTTTCCCGAAGGCAGGCGGCACTTGCTGAAGCTCTCAGAGGCCGTGGAGTGGGCATTTGACAAGGGCGCCGAAGTGATCTTTGGGGTTCCTGGTGGCGCCCGCTTCGACGGGCTCGTGAGGCAGAAGTGGGAGTCCACCGGTGAGTGATCCTTCTGGTGTTCTGCGTGAAGCAGCCCAACACCTCCGACAGCTCGCCTTCTCGGCGAGCGAGCTTCATTCGCTGCCGTGGTCGATCAAGCCGGACCCGGAGTTCGATCTGGCGTTCGTGAACGGTGCCGATGGTGACTCGCTGGCGGATGTGTGTCTTGAGGGTGGCGGAACGTTCACCCTTGAGGCTGCTCGGTGGGTAGTGGCGATGTCTCCTGCTGTTGCTGAACCCCTGGCCTCCTGGCTGGAGAAGGAAGCCGACTCGGCAGAACACCACGTCAAGGCGTGGAAGAACCGACACGTACCCGATCCAAAGCTGGGCGGCTATACCGTGTTCGACGAGGGTCGCCCTGGGCCGATCAGTGACGACGAGTTGTCCCGCAACATCGAGCACCACTACGGGCACGCGTTGGCGCTCGCCTCTGCTGTTCTGGGGGCGGACCGGTGAGCAACGAGAGAGACACCCTGGCCCGGCTGCTCGTGGACACCGAGTCCGGCCACGCCGGCAGCTGGCAGCCCGCCGCGGTTCACTTCGAGCAGGCCGACGCCATCCTGTCCGCTGGCTACGTCCGTGTGCAGAGCGGCTCGGAAGCCACGGAGACGCTCGCTCGCGACATGTGGCGAGCCGGCTTCGAGTGCAGCGGGATCAACCTGGGCTCATTCGAGGAGCAGAGAGACGACACGCTTGAGGAGTACCTCAGGTTCGCCTACCTCGCTCTCCGTGCTCTCCGGAAGGACACCAACCAGTGAGCGTCGACCGCACACGCAACATCCTGAACAAGAAGATCCAGGAAGCCACGCCGGAGGAGCAGCACAAGGCGTCCCTGTTCGTGGCTTCTCAAGCCCATGATCGTGAGGACTGTCGGGAGCTGCTGCAGATGCTCGGCCTACTGGATCCGGGGTTCGAGTGGAAGACCACCACCCTTCATGCGGGCATGCAGGGACGGAAGAAGATCACGAAAGGGGACGCGGCATGAACACCCTGGTGGAGTTCCTCCAAGCCCGACTCGCCGAGGACGAGAGGGTACTTCGGGCCGCTGAGGGCGGACACTGGGAGGTGTCCACCATCGATGGGTCGAGCGAGATCCGCGAGACTGTGACGCGCCTTGGTGTGGTTTACAGCTTCTCTGGCGGATGCACAGACCCCGACACGGCGGAGCACATAGTTCGCCACGATCCGGTTCACGTGTTGAGGGACATCGAGTCCAAGAGGCGCATCATCGACGAGCATCCGCTCGACTCCAATGCACTCCATGAGCCGCTGTGCAGGACCTGCGCGAGCGGGACAAACGATGGCGATCTGGAGGGCGAGTGGCCTTGCCCGACGCTGCGCCTGCTCGCACTGCCGTACGCCGACCACCCCGACTACCAGGAGGAATGGCGACCGTGAGCCACTGCCTTCCTCCATGCGGTGGCGCTCTCCCCGTCACTGCGGACACCTCTCACACGGGTGGTGAGGGGTGTGTGTTCGCCCCCGGGGCTAACCCGCTGGTGGCCACGTACTTCCACCGCGCACCGGGGCTGGCTCGGGGTGTGCGCTGGTCAGACATCAAATCTCTCATCGACCAAGACAGGGGCAACTAGTGAACGACACGTGCTCCGCCCCGGACTGCGGCAACCTGCGTCCGCAGCACCAGTTCGTGTGTGTCAACTGCGTCCATCTCCTCAAGCAGGACCTCGACGCCGCCACATGGCTGTTGACTGACCTGGACACCACCATCTCCCGCCAGGACGCGATCGTCCCCCCAGGAGCCCGGGGGCGGTCCGCGGAGACCGCACTCCCGTTCAAGTGGGCAGCCTCTGAGGCCCTGTGGGTGCTGGGGAACGTCGTCACCACTTGGGCCAGGCTCATCGTCGAATCGTCCGGCTACCGCCCCGCCGACGACCACACAGCCCTCGGAGCGGTGAGGTTCCTCCGCGCCCACGCCGACGTGCTGTGCCTCCGAGACGACGCCGGCGACGCCATCGCCGAACTTGAGGCCGCAGTCAAGGACGCCCTCCGGGCCGTGGACCATCCCACCGACGTCCGCATCTACCTCGGCAAGTGCGGCGACATCACTGGCCAGCGAGGCTGCCCGGGCAGGGTGTACGCCCTGCCTGCCAAGGAACACGGCCAGTGCGAACGCTGCGGAGAACAACACCTCACCAGAGAACGACGAGCCCTGATGCTGCGCGCGATGGCGAACCAGCACCTCACCGCGCAGGAGATCTCCACCATGCTCGCCGCGGTCGGGGTGCAGGTTTCCGTGGACCAGATCCAGAACGGCGGGCGAAAGCGCCGCTTCACCGCAGTGGGGAAGGACCCGCACGGCAAACGCTCCTACCGCGTGGGGGATGTGCTCCGCGAGTTCCTCGGGCCTGATTGGCTCGCCGCGTAGGGCGTGTCTCTTTGCAGGTCGCTGGTGTGGCGAGGTATGTTCCGCTTAACTGGGATCACTGTCCTTCAAATCTTGCTCAGCTGACTCACTCTCTGAGTGGACACACCGAGCACCACAGCCACATCGCTCCCCGATAAGCCAGCTGCCTTCAAGTCCTGCACCGCCTTGCGCGCCTTCCTCGCTGCTTCATCCCGGGCTTCCTCAGCCCTCCGAGTGGCTTCCCTCGCTTCCTCGGTCTTGGCCGCCAATATGGGGTCGAGCTTGAGGGTGATGGCCACATCGATGCTGTGCATGTCTTCGTCGGGGATGTCGAGCATGGACGCGATGAACTCCTGGGCCATCTTCTCGGCTGTGGTGAGCGAGCTGGACTGGGTGACTCCCACGCCATCAACGTGGAGTTCCCAGCCGAGTCGCCATCGCTTCGCGGTGACTTGGTAGGTCACTGCAACCACCCTTCCGGTAGGCAGGCCATCTGCTTGATCGTGTCCCGCACGACGCCGGGGGACACGATGCCCTTCTGTGGGGCGATGCTGGCCCGGTGCTTGCCGCACGGGCAACCCCAGATGTGGTGGCTGCCCCGGGTGCGCAGGTACTTGCACCCGTGTTCGGTGAGTGCCCGCTGCACGTCCCGGTATCGCATCGCCTTGACCATGAGGGTAAGTCTAGCCCCCCTAGGAAAGCAATTCAAGGGGGGCTAGGAAAATCGCGGAGGTGCCTATGTCTCCTCGTCGGGCCATCGGCATCTCACTTTCCACGTGGGAAGCGGTAGCTCTCGCTACCGGGCTGGTGCCGCCGCTCACCGCCCTGCTTCGGAAGCACCCGGTGTTCGGTGTGCTGGCGACCGCGTGGGTCGCGCACCACTTGCTCCTCGTGAAGTGACGCTCCGTCGATCAACAAGATCGAACTATCGGAATCCTCGGGGTTTACAACTACCCATCGTGACATCTGGTGGGGAGGTGGCCTGTGAATGTCGACCGTGAAGCAGCCATCCTCGACATCCTCGCCCGCATCGACCTCGCACTAGACCGGCGCGACCGGCGGGCGTTCTTCCACTTCTGCCGCATCCTTCGAGCCCTCAAGAGGAGCCAGTGATGACCCACGCCGTTCACGCCGTGCTGTTGTCCCTCGCGGTGGTCCTCCTCGGCTTGGGCCTGCTCATAAACCACCCCGTCGCCACGAAGGTTCTCGTGGTGGCGGGCACCGTTCTCGGTGGCGTGGTGTTCGTCTACGACCTGTTCCAGCTGTAGGAGACACGATGGCCGACTTCCAGTTCAACGTGGCCAAAGGTCGGATAGCTGAACTGGCTCGCCGCGTTGACGGCGGCGACCCCGCGAACTCCCGTCTCCTGGTGGTCGCTATCAACCGTGGGGCCGCCACCGACGCGACGATGAGGGACTACGACACCCTCGCCGCCCTGCTGGGCGACGCAGCTGTCGCCGAGGTCACGAACACCGGCTACGCCCGGCTGACACGCACAGCGGCCCAAGTTACGGTCACGGTGGACAACTCGGGTGACGTGCAGAACGTGTCCATCGGGACCCTCTCATTCGGCTCCATCTCCGCCGGCACCGCATGGACCGACATCGTGGTGTGCTACATCCCCGACGGTGTCACCCCAGGCGCGGACTCGACCGCGATCCCGCTGACCAACCACACGTTCGCAGTCACCCCTGACGGAACGAGCGTCACCGCAACCGAGAACGCATCAGGGTTCTTCGGAGCCAGCTAACGAGGGGGAATGCATGGCAGGTATCGAGGTCAGCCGGGAGACCATCAACCGCCGAGTCGGCTCCGTGGCGGCTCAACTGTTCAGCTCGTTCGCCGAAGTCAAAAAGATCAAGTCGTGGCTGGATGGGGTGACGGCCGGCGACTTGGAAACGGTCCACGGGTTCACGGCAGAGGACGCTGCCGCAATCAAGTCGGCCTACGCCGATCTCGCGGAACTAGCCGCAGTGTGGGACGGGACACGAACCGTGCCGCTCGTCAAGGACTACCGCACCTTCGCCCGCCGCCTGACGGGAGTTGGCCAGTACTGAAGGCGGGGTGAGCCGTGGCTGTCTCGTTCGTCGCGCAGGCGAACACCGGGGCCGACGCGTTCGCCTCCTCGCGTTCGATCAGCAAACCTGCCGCTGTGGCAGCCAACGACGTGGGCGTGTTCGCCCTACAGCGGTGGCACGACACGAACACCTTCCCCGCTGTCACCGCCCCGGCGGGTGCGGTGCTGCGTGACACGACGGTGTCAGGGTCCGGCGGTGCGTGGATCGAGAAGCGCCTCTACGTGATGTACGTCGATGCGCAGACATCGTTCGCGTTCAGTTGGACAGGGAGCCGCTGGTCCAGCGTCGCGGCACTATTCTTCTCGGGTGTCGCTCAAGGGCTGGATCTGGCGGCGGTCCCTCACCACAGGGTGACCGGGTCAGGAACCCTGGTGCCGGCGACGACCGTGTCGACGGTGGCCGACGCCGGGCTGGCGTGGAACGTATTCCACGACACCAGCGGCACGGCCACGCCACCCCTCAACTTCACCGAGACCCACGACCAGAACGTGTACGCCTCGGCGTATCGGATCTCCCCAGGGAACGGTAGCCAGTCGGCGACGGGCGCGATCATCAGCGCAAGCCAGGCGCAGATCATCGTCAGCTTGGTGGCGCTCGCCCCAGCAGCGACGGGTGGAATCACCCAGTCGTTCGGCCGCGTCACCGAGGTCGGCACCGCCCGCGGGTTCACGGCCGCTAAAACCAGGGCGTTCAACCGCGTAACCGGGGCAGGGTCACCGCGCGCTTTCACGCTGCCCCCACCGTACGGCCGTGTCACCGAGACTGGCGCCCCCCGGGCGTTCACCGCGACCAAGTCGCAGCAGGCCGGCCGCGTCACCGAAACCAGTTCGGTCCGCGCCTTCACCCAACCGATCCTGATCGTCGGCTTCACCGTCGGCGACATCACGGGGGCGAACCGGGTCGAGGTCGATGTGACCGGACCGAAACAGCACAGGACCACCACCGGCCCCTCGCTACGGCGCACCGTCACCGGCCCCCACACGGTCGTGGAGGACATGACCGGCCCAGCCACGGTAGACACCGCCACACCCACCGGCCCGGCCGTCAGGCGCGACCTGGACGGCCCGAACACTGCGCGCACTCTCACCGGACCGGAGGTCTGATGACGCTCACCATCCAGGACCTCTCCACCGAGTACATCTACATCGGTGTCACCGGTGATGTCCCCTCCACTGGCGCTGAGGTCGCGTTCAAGACCGCGGGCACGGACCCGATCGAGGCCGACTGGGAGCCCGCCATCCTGGTCAACAACGCTCACGCCCTGTGGGCTGACGCTGTCGCGTCCGGCGCCACGGGCGACTACTACGTGGCGATCCTCGTGGGTTCGTTCGGTGGCAACACCGTGGCCCCTGCGGTGGGGAGCTACCAGGTGTGGCTACGCCTGACCGACACCACCGAACGCCCGGTGCGGATAGCACCCGAAGCCCTGGTAGTGGCGTGATGGTCAACGTGCTCGATGACATGTTCACAGCAAGCATGAAGTTCGTGGAAGAAGCCCTCTGCACCGGCTGCCCCAAGCTGCGTCCAGAGAACCTCAGGAACTTCGCCGTTGCACAGTGGGACACACCGCACGGAACCACGCTCCGGCTGTGCAAAGCATGCCTTGACGCCTGCCTCGACGCAGCGGACAACTTCCCGCTGGCAGAACCCACCAAGCTGACATTCCTGTGCAAGGTGGCGTGATGGTGCAGTCATGGAAGCCGGGAGATCCTGTGCCGCCTACCGTGCCAGCACCGCCACCGCCACCGCCACCGAAGCGGTGCCACTGCTGCTGTCAGGGGAGGTGCAGGCGATGAGGGTCACCATCCCGTACGACCACAACCCCGCAGACCTGCGGCACATCCACCTCGCCATCACCACCTCCACGCAGCCCAGCAAGGACGGATGGAAGCCAGCACTCCGGGACACCATCGACGGTAGGCGTGTGGTGTGGGCGGAGTTCCCTGCATCAGGGCGGACTGTGAACGTGTGGGTACGGGACAGCAACGGGGATCGCCGGGTCACCCAGATGACGGTGTGACGTGATCGGATACGGCGACGCACTCTGCCACATCGAGGATGATGGCACCGTCGTGGTGGACAGAGCTGACACCTACATCGGCATCGCCACCGATCTACTCGCACACGGAGCAGCAGCACTGCACTTCGACGACGGTCACCTCGTCCTCGACACAGCAGGCCACTACCGCTACCGTCCGATCCTCTTCGACGCTGAAGGTCGCATCGTGGTGTGCGAGCGCATCCAGCCACGCGACTGATGGCCAAGCGACCCTGCATCGTGTGCGGCCGGCTGGCCACTACCTCCCGCTGCCCAGCCCACCAGCGTGGCACCACCACCCAGCGTGGCTACGGTCACACGCATCAGGCAGAACGCCAACGATGGAAGCCAAAGGTCGAGCAAGGCAACGCGACGTGTTGGCGATGCAACCAACCAATCGATCCGAACGAACCTTGGGATCTCGGACACGACGACCGCGACCGCAGCATCTACCGCGGACCAGAACACAGGTCCTGCAACCGCGCCACGAACGGACGCACACCCAACTAGCCAGCGCGGGACGGACAGGCGGGCCGAACCCCCAAGGGGTAGGGGGGAGGGCCAAACACGGTTTTCGATCATGGTCCTCCCTGACCCGCGCCCCCCGAACGCACAGAATCTCAGAATTCGAACTTGCTGATCTTCGGAGGGTTGTGAGCGATCATGCCCGCTGGCCGTCCTCCGAAGCCGATCGAGCAGAAACGGCGAACCGGTAGGTCCCCTGGCCGGGACTCTGGCGGGCGGAAGCTACCCGAGCCTGGAGTCGTGGTCGCGCTGCCCATGGCCGATGGGGTTCCGGATATGCCGGCGGATTTCGGTCTGGACGCGATGCGGCTGTGGGAGCGGGTGTGGCAGGACGGAATCACCTGGGTTTCACCGAAGTCGGACATGGAGGCCGTTGAGCAGGCTTGCCGTCTCGCGGATGACATCGCGGTGGCTCGTCAGAGGTACCGGGCCACGACCGACCCGAAGGACGGGCAAATGGTCGTGAAACTCGATACCGCACTTGCACAGGCGCTGAGCAGGATCGGGTTCGACCCGACGGCGCGATCAAGACTGGGGATCGCCGAGGTGAAGCGTGTCTCGAAGCTCGAAGAACTCCTCGCGCAGCGTCGCGGCAGTTGATGGTTGGCCGCCCCGCTGGCTGACGCCAGTCCCGGTGGACGACCTCGACCGCGGGGATGGTGGGATGTTCGCCGATTTCGGCGAGGCATGCTGCCGGGTCACGAAAGACTCGGTGGCTGCTTCGGCTGGGACGCTGCTGTCGTTTCGGCCGTGGCAGCGCATGTTGCTGCAGCATGTTCTCGCGCGCCGGCCCGATGGTCGGTTGCGTCACCGGCAGGCTCTTGTTGGGGTGGCGAGGAAGAACGGCAAGTCCGCTCTGGGCGCTGTGGTCGGTCTGGGCGGGTTGGTGCTTGGCCCGCAGGGCGGCGAGGTGTACTCGTGCGCAGCGGACAAGGAACAGGCCCGGATCGTGTTCGGAACTGCTCGGCGGATGGTGGAACTCGATCCTGAGCTGTCGGAGCTGCTGAAGCTGTATCGGGACGCGATTGAGTTCCCTAAAACCGGCTCGGTGTATCGGGTGTTGTCAGCGGAGGCGTTCACCAAGGAAGGTCTGAACCCTCATCAGGTGGTGTTCGATGAGGTTCACGCCCAGCCGAACCGCGAACTGTGGGACGTCATGGCGCTGGCGATGGGCGCCCGGCCCGAGCCGCTGATGATTGGCATCACCACGGCCGGGGTGAGGTCGGACTCCACGGGGAACGACTCGCTGTGCTACGGGATGTACCAGTACGGCAAGCGTGTCGCTCAGGGGGAGATCGACGACCCTTCGTTCTTCATGGCGTGGTGGGAGCCGAAAGACTCTGCCGCGGACTTCCGTGATCCTTCGACATGGCGTGAAGCCAACCCCGGCTTCGATGACCTCGTGTCGGCTGAGGACTTCGCGTCGATGGTGCTCCGAACACCTGAGGCGGAGTACCGGACGAAGCGCTGTAACCAGTGGGTGGCGACGGGTGAGGCGTGGCTCCCGACGGGGGCGTGGGAGGACTGTGAGGAGCCTCAGGCCATTCCGGATGGCGCCGAAGTGGTCCTCGGATTCGATGGGTCGTACAACAACGACTCCACTGCGCTCGTGGTCGTCCAGCCCGGCGAAAGGCCACACCTCGACGTCGTGGAGTGCTGGGAGAAGCCAGCCACGGCGGACGACACGTGGAAGGTGTCCATCTTCGACGTGGAGAAGAAAATCCGCGAAGCTTGTCGGCGGTGGCGTGTCCGAGAGATCGCTTGCGACCCGGCGCGGTGGGCTCGGACCATGGAAGCACTCGAACTCGAGGGTCTGCCCGTTGTTGAGTACCCGCAGAGCCCAGAGCGGATGGTTCCAGCCACACAGCGCTTCTATGAGGCTGTGCTCAACAAAACGTTGAGTCACTCAGGTGATTCTCGGCTCGCGCGGCACGTCGGGAACTGCGTTCTGAGAGTGAACCAGCGTGGTGCGCAGCTCTCGAAGGAAACCAAGACTTCCCCACGCAAGATCGACCTCGCTGTCGCGGCCGTGATGGCACTAGACCGGGCGAGCCAGAGGCCAGAAGAAGATCCGATCCCGTTCGCGATTTGGGGGAGATGATGAACAAGGCCGCAGTGTCGCTGCTCGTGTCTTCCCTGCTGCTCATCCCCAGCGGGGTGGGCTGGATCTACCCACCAGCCGGCGTCATCACTGCGGGGCTGCTGATGGGTGTCCTCGGGGTGCTGATGCTCGATACGAAGGTGTCCAAGTGAGGGTCTGGGAGCGGCTTGTCGGCCGCGAGGAGCAGCGCCACGCCAGCCTCAACTTCCAGGACTGGGTGGACCTCTTCAAGTACGGCAACGAGTACTACCCGCTGCTGCAGACCACCATGGGCAGCGTTTCCGAGGAGCAGATCGCCCAGAACGCCACCGCGGCGTACCGGTCGAACGGGATCGTGTTCGCGCTCACCTACGCGCGGATGCAGATCTTCTCCCAGATCCGTTTCCAGTGGACCCGCTACGAATCCGGGGCTCCGAGCGACCTGTTCGGTTCTCCCGAGCTGGGGTTGCTCGAGCGGCCGTGGCCAGGTGGGACCACAGGTGACCTGCTTGCGCGGATGGAACTGGACGCGTCTCTGGCGGGGAACTGCTACATCCGCAGGACCCGCAGGGACCGGTTGAACCGTCTGCGGCCGGACTGGGTGACCATCGTCCTGGGATCGCAGTACGACGCCGAGCACCCGAACGAGGCACCCGATGTTGAAGTGGTCGGATACCTCTACAAGCCTCCAAACGGTAGAGCGATCGCGCTTGACCCTTCCGAGGTGGCCCACTACGCGCCGATCCCTGAGCCTGAGCTGAACTTCCTCGGCATGTCGTGGATCACCCCCGCGATGGGTGATGTGCAAGCCGATGACGCATCGACGGTGCACAAGCGGGCGTTCTTCAAGAACGCCGCCACCCCGAACCTGGCGATCAAGTTCGACCCGTCGGTGAAGAGGGAACAAGTCCTCGAGTTCAAGGAGATCATCGAGGAGAACCACACCGGGGCGTGGAACGCGTACAAGACCCTGTTCCTCGGTGGCGGTGCCGACCCGAAGGTCATCGGCAAGGATTTCCGCGAGTTGGAGTTCGCGGTCACCCAGGGCAAGGGTGAATCCCGTTTGGCCTCGGACGCTGGCGTGCCGCCGTCGTGGGTGGGGTTCTCCGAGGGCCTGCAGGGGTCCGCGCTCAACGCGGGGAACTTCACTGCCGCCCGGCGGCGGTTCGGTGACGGAACGATGCAGCACCTGTGGGGGAACGTGTGCGCATCACTCGAGCCGATCATTCCTGGGCGGCCGCAGGGTGCGAGCCTGTGGTTCTCCACCAAGGGGATCCCGTTCCTGGCGCAGGACTCCAAGGACGCAGCGGAGATCCAGAACAAGGAAGCGCAGACCATCACCGCGCTCGTGCGGGATGGGTTCACGGCCGAATCAGCAATCGAAGCAGTGCGCAACCACGACTGGAGCCTGCTGAAGCACACGGGCCTGGTAAGCGTGCAAATGCAGCTACCCGGCGAAACCATCACGCCCACAGGAGGTGGGGATGAGTAGGACGAAGCCCTCGAGGCTGTGCTATCGAGCGGTGGAGTTCCGCGCCGCTGAGGAGAGCAGCGACGGTCGAACCCTGGAAGGCTATGCCGCGGTGTTCGACACCCCCACGAGGATCGACTCGTGGGAGGGAACCTTCGACGAGGTGGTCGTCAAGGGAGCGTTCCGGAAGTCGCTGCGGGAGCGCACTCCGGTGCTGCAGTTCGACCACGGGCGGGATGTCCGCACCGGTTCGGTTCCGATCGGCTCCATCGAGGAGTTGAGCGAGGACGACACCGGCCTGTTCGTGTCCGCCCGGCTGTACGACAACGACGTGGTGGAACCCATCCGCCAAGCTATCGAGGGTGGGTCCATCGACGGCATGTCGTTCCGCTTCCGGGTCCTGCGGGACGAGTGGCGCGACAAGGACGGCAAACTCGTCAAGGACAGCGAACTTCTCGACCTCCTGTGGAGCCCAGGGGAGCGTGGGCCGCTGCAGCGGTCGATCAAGGAAGTTGAGCTGTTTGAACTCGGCCCGGTGGTGTTTCCGGCCTACGAGGCCACTTCGGTGGGTGTGCGGTCGATGCTGGCGGATCTCGACGAGCGCCAGCGCGAATCTCTCGTCCGCGAGCTGCTGGACGAGCTGCGACCCCGGGTCGCCCCGCCGGACACGCCAGTCGACGAGCCAGCCCCCGAAGAGGAGCCGACGCGCAGCGGCAAGCTTCCCCCGCTGAGCGAATGGCTCACCGAGTACCGCAAGAAGCAGAAGACTTCCTGACCAGCTAGGTCAGGTACACCCGCGCCGCTCTGCAGAGCACCCGGGTCTCACATCAACGGACGCCGCCATCCCTGGCACCTCCGCTCACCCCCGTGATCCAGAAAGAGAGAGTCATGACTGACACCATGACCGTCGAGGAGCGGGCAGCGCGCCAGAGTGAGATCCGTGCGCGGCTCGCCGAGATCGACCACGAACACAACGGCGCTGAGCTTCCCGAGGAGGTTCGTTCCGAGTGGGACGAGCTGAACGAGGAGCACGACCTCCACGAGCGTGCCATCGCCGACGCCCAGGCCCGCCGTGAGCGGCTCCAGGCGATCGCCGACAACCCTGCCGCGACGGAGCGGGTCAACAACCGCCAGGCCGGGCTCGGTGTGTCGCGTAGCGTGCGCCGACCGGAGAACATCTACGACCTGTCGGAGATCCGCAACCAGGCCCGCAGCATCGACGAGCTCCCGCAGCTGTACCGGGACAACGCGATGCGCGCTGTCGAGTCGGCCCGCTTCCCCGGCGCGAAGAACCGCGAGGCCGCGCAGACCCAGGTGGAGCGTCTGCTCGACTCCGTCGACGACGAGCAGGGCACCCTGGCGAGGAAGATCCTCGTCACGGGCTCGCCGACCTACGACCGCGCGTTCGGCAAGGCGATGGTGCAGCTGTCGACCATGGGCCTCACCGCGGAGGAGCAGCGTGCTCTCGCGTTGGGCACCGACTCCGCCGGTGGGTTCGCGGTTCCGTTCCAGCTCGACCCGACGGTGATCCTCACCTCCAACGGTCAGGTCGACCCGATCCGCCAGGTCGCCAGGGTGGAGCAGATCGTCGGCAAGACGTGGCAGGGCATCACCTCGGCGGGCATCACTGTGTCTCGCGCGGCGGAGGCAGGGGAGGCCGGCGACAACTCGCCGACCCTGGCTCAGCCCGAAGTCACGCCCACCAGGGTGCAGGGCTTCGTTCCGTTCTCGGTTGAGATCGACCAGGACTGGGCGGCCATGCGGTCGGAGATCACGACGATGCTCGGGGAGGCCAAGGCTGAGGAGGAGGCGTCGTCGTTCTTCCTCGGCGACGGCACGGGCAACAACCCGTTCGGTGTCGTGACGACGCTGAACTCCTCGAGCCACGTGGACGCCGCCGGTGAGGGTGTCGCCGTAGGCGACATCTACGCCACGGAAGAGGCGCTGCCGCCGCGGTTCCGCTCCCGTGCGGTGTGGATGGCCAACCGGTCGATCTACAACAAGGTCCGCCAGCTCGACACCCAGGGCGGCGCGAACCTGTGGGTGCGTCTCGCCGCTGGGTTGCCGCCGGAGCTCATCGGCTACCCGGCGTACGAGGCGTCGGCGATGGACGGGACCATCAACCCCGCCGTCACCGGCACGAACCTTGTGCTGCTGTTCGGGGACTTCTCGAAGTTCCTGATCGTGGACCGGGTCGGCATGTCGGTGGAGCTGGTGCCGCACCTGTTCGGCGCCAACCGGCGCCCGACCGGCCAGCGGGGCATCTACGCGATCTGGCGGAACAGCTCCAAGATCCTGTCGGACAACGCGTTCCGCCTGCTCAAGGTTTCCACCACCCTCTGATGACCGCATGAACACGGGGAACCCAACCTGGGTTCCCCGTGTTCATCGGGAAGGACTGACATGTCTGCGCAGATCTACGTCGCCAACGAGTCCGCTGTGCTGTACGCCGGCGGGCAGCAGTACGTGGTCCACAAGGGCGTGACCCGAGTGCGCGACGGGCACCCGCTGCTGAAGCGCAACTCCCACATGTTCAAGCCGCTGGACGTGCACTACGACGTGGAGCAGGCCACAGCCGAGCCGGGGGAGAAGCGGGACCTTGACACCCCCAGCACGCGTGCTGTGCGGGAGTGGGCGCAGCAGAACGGGTACAACGTGCCTTCGCGCGGGAAGCTGCCCGCCGAGGTGGTTGAGGCGTACAAGGCGGCTCAGGACACCTGATGGCGATCGTCACTCTCGCCGAGGCCAAAACCCAGGTCGGAATCGCGCCCACCGACACCAGCAAAGACGCCGTGCTGATGAACTACGTGGACGCGATCGCCAGCACAGTCGAGAACTACAAACTGGAGATCGTCGAGGCCCGGGAGTTCACCGAGGAACGGGTACTCAACGGCGGCAGCTTCGTCTTGGCCAACTCCCCGGTGTTGTCGCTGATCTCAGTGGAGACGGTCGACGGCACCACCGTTTGGGATGTGAACAACCTGCATGTGTCTCGCGCGGGCGTGGTTCGGGTGATGTCCGGTGCGTCGGTGTCCGGGACCGTTGCGGTCACCTACCGGGCTGGGTACGAGACGGTGCCCGAGAACTACAAACGGGGGGCGCTGGTGATCCTGCAGCACGTGTGGGAAACACAGCGCGGAGTCGGGCAGGTCGGCACCGGGGTGATCGGGCAGGAAGAGGGCACCTACGGCCAACTGTCGACGTACTCGCTTCCCCGCAAGGCCCTCGAATGGCTTGGCGTGCCCAACCCGGTGGTGATGTGACGTGGCATGGGCATCCACCGCCCCGGACGCCGTCAACGCCCTCGTCGCCTTAACCAAGACTGTCGTCGACCCGCACACAGTCCTCGACGGCCCCACCCCGGGAAACTCGGCCCTTCAGGAGGCCGTAACTATCGGTTTCGAGGACGAGGATGTACCCGCAGTCGTCGAGGCCGACGTAAACCCAGAAGGATTGGCCGGAAACCCCGACCGCGAGCAGTACTCGATCACCTGCAAGGTCGAGGTGGCTCGCGGATCCGGCGACATCGCCAGCGCCCGGGCACGTGCCTACGAGCTGCTGGGAATCGTCGGAGCCGCGGTGAAGGAAAACCGGGGACTCGGCGGGGTCGTCAACCGAGCCTGGGTTGGCTCGCATGTGCTTCGACAAGTCCAGGACCACCGCGGAGCTGTCGCCGAGGTGCGGTTCGCCGTTGAGGTCGCAACCTTCACCAAACGCTAGTGGGGAAGCCATGGCAAACCGGGATGAGATCAACCGCCTCGTAGGAGACCTCAGCAAGCTCCCCCGTGAGTTTCGGCGGGAAGCGCGGAAGAACATCAGGCGAGCAGCGCAACCGATCGCGGCTGACGCGCGACGCCGGGCGTCATGGTCCAAGCGGATCCCGAAGGCGATCAAACTCGGCACGCGCCTATCGAAGAAGGTGCAGGGCGTGTCCATCAGGGTCGACTCCAAGATCGCGCCCCACGCGCGCCCCTACGAGGGGATCGGCACCAGAGGGGACTCCTTCCGGCACCCAGTGTTCGGCACTGGAGACCGACGAGGGGCGCACTCCCAGGACAAGTGGGTATCGCAGAAGAAGCGCCCGTTCCTGGGGCCGGCTGTCGAAAGTAAGGGTGACAGCATCCGCGATGCTGTCGATGAGTCAGTCCGGGACGCCGCTCGCAAAGCTGGCTGGACCCGTTGAAGCTACTGCGGTCCTGGCCGTTCCATGTTCCACAGGGCCGCCCACATGTTGTCGATCAGGTTCCTCACCTGGTGATCCAAGACTTCGACTACCGCAGCCTTGGTCTCGTCGACGACGACGTGGTGATGCTGGAGTGGGACATCGCCGTATCGAAGGAACACCTCGAGCGGTTCATCGAACGCGCCCACAACGACCCGCACCAAGTTCTCGCCGCGCCCTACCTGCTGTACAACCCGGACGGAACAGTGTGGGCGCACCGCAGATACACGGCACCCGGGTCGCGACGCTACGTGCGCGAACATGAACCGTTCTGCCACCTGTTCGGGCTGGGAATGACCTACTTGCCGCGGCGAATCGTCCGAGAGTTCCTCGCCAGCCACCCGGGGCCGTTCTCGGACACCAGCCTGTCGGTGTGGCACTACCACAACGCGCCCACCACCGAGGTTCCGATCGCGTGGGAGTGCCGGCCCATTCACCTCCACTACGACCTACCTGAGGGGGTCTGATGCAGACCGTTCGGCTGTACCACCCGAATCTCGATCGCTGGTGCGAGTTCCCCGAGTCCTCCGTTCCCCAGCACCAGAAGGCCGGCTGGCTGCGCGACGTGCCCGCTCGCCGTGCACCGGTCGAGGTAGAAGCCACCGCCGATCCCGGCGGGGAGGAAACGAAGCCGCGTAGGCGGCGCACCAACACTGAGGAGTCCTGATGGCGACGCCTGCCCTTTCCACCTCCACGAGGTACTTCGACCCCGAGGTCACGAAGTGCTACTTCGTGCCCACCATCGCGAACAAGACCTCGCCCACCCGTGTCGAGATGGACGCTGGCACGGACCTCACCGATGAGATCGCCGACCTGTCCGGTTGGATGGTCGCCGGTGAGGCGATCCCCACCCCCGACCTGGGTTCGCGGTTCACGTCGAACATCCCGGGGCGCACGCAGGCGGAGGATTCGTCGCTGACGTTCTACTCCGACCAGGAGGGTGTGGACGTTCGTGCGGTGCTGCCGCGCGACACGAACGGGTTCGTCGTGTGGCTCGACGGTGGCGACACCCCTGGCAACAAGATGGACGTGTTCCCCGTGCGGGTGCTGTCGAACGGCAAGCAGCGCAACCTGCAGAACGAGGCCGCGAAGATCCAGGTGCAGTTCGCGATCACCTCGCAGCCCGCCGAGAACGTCACGGTCCCGGCGCTGACGTGAGCCTGAGGGAGCGCCTCAAGGCGCGGCCGCGTCCTTCTGCGAAGTTCAACCTCCGCATGGCGGATGACACGCAGCAGAAGGAAGCCCTGGCCAACGCGCACATGTCGCTGGTGTTGGCGAAGGCAGCGCACGCTGAGGGCTCCGACGAGCTCCGGGAGGCAGAGCGCAAGTACGAGGAGGCGAAGCAGCAGGTGGAGGCCTGCTACGAACCTCTGACGCTTGTCGCTCTGCCCCCGGAGGACTACGAAGCCCTCATCGCCGCGCACCCCCCCACAGCGGAGCAGAAGAAGCAGGACCCCGAGGTCACGTGGAACGAGGACACGTTCCGGCCCGCGCTGCTGTCGGTCACCGTCGAAGGTGATGTCACCGAGCAGGACTGGGCCGAAATGTACAAGACCGGGCAGATCAACATCGGTGAGTTCCGTGAACTGGTGTACGCCTGTCTCCTCGTGAACAACAGGGCCACGGATCCGCTACTGGGAAAAGGCTAGACACCGACCCCCAGTTGTCGGTGGAGATGGAGTACTGCGCCCCCTTGGGGATCCCGCACTCCACGTTCCTCCAGTGGGACCAGGACGACCGGGACAAGGCCATCGCCTGGCAGGTGCGGAAGATGTCCGCCTGCCCGAACTGCAAAACACGTGAGGACGAGTGGGAGCACGACCACCACGCCTACGTGGCTGAGAAGAGGCGTTGCCGCGGATGCGAGGTCCGCGAGCTCGCCGAAGCATCCCTGACACAAGAAGACGGCCGAGGTGCCTACGTGACGCTGCGGAAGCGGAGGTGAGTTGTGGCGAACCAGTCTCGTGACCTCACCATCGCCGTAGGGTGGAAAGATGACGCCCTCGACCGGGGCACGAGACGCTCCGCGGCGTCCGTGCGCCAGTTGGGGCGGGAACTGGACCGGTCCCAGCGGCAGATCGAGCTGACCAACAAGCGGATCGCTGACGACGAGAAGAAGCTCCAGCAGGAGATCGTCAATCGTCACAAGAAGCAGCTGGCCGCGATGAACGACGTCGGTCAGACGGTCGCGGGTATCGGTGTGGGCATCCTCGCGGCCTCTGGCGCGGCGGTGAAGGCCGCGATCGACTGGGAGTCGGCGTGGACGGGTGTCACGAAGACCGTTGAGGGCACCCCCGAGCAGATGGCGGCCCTCGAAGGTTCCCTTCGGGATCTGGCGAAAACCCTCCCCGCGTCGCACCAGGAGATCGCCGCTGTGGCAGAGGCCGCAGGCCAGCTGGGCATCAAACGGGACGCGATCGCTGGCTTCACCAAAACCATGATCGACCTGGGGAACACGACGAACCTCACCGCCGAGGAGGCGGCCACGTCGATCGCCCAGATCGCGAACATCATGGGCACCTCGCAGAAGGACGTGGACCGGTTCGGGTCCGCGCTAGTGGCGTTGGGCAACGACGGTGCCTCCACGGAGGCTGAGATCCTCGAGATGACGAAGCGTCTCGCGGGTGCCGGCCAACTGATCGGTGCGAGTGAGACCGATGTGCTGGCGTTGGCGAACGCGATGGCCTCCATCGGTATCTCCGCTGAGGCCGGTGGCGGATCCATGTCCCGGGTCATGCAGAAGATCTACGTTGCCGTTCAAGAGGGCGAAGGCGCGGTCTCGGGGTTCGCGAAGGTCGCCGGCATGTCCGCGTCACAGTTCTCGGAGGCGTTCCGCAAGGACCCGGTGGCGGCGATCAACGCCTTCATCGTCGGGTTGAACAACGTCGAGAAGCAGGGCGGAAATGTTGTTGGTGTCCTGCAACAGTTGGGGATCAGGTCGAGCGAGGACCTACGCACCGTCCTGGGCCTCAAGGGTGCCACGGATCTCCTGTCCGAGTCCCTGAAAACCGGATCTGAGGCGTGGAAGACCAATTCCGCCCTCACCGACGAGGCAAACAAGCGGTACGAGACTGCTGCCGCGCAGATCGAGATGGCCTGGAACAAGATCAAAGACGCGGCCATCACTGTCGGTGGCGCGATCGCACCAGTCATCGCCGGTGTGGCCGATAGCGTCGGGGCCCTCGTCGACTGGTTCTCGAAACTGCCAGCGCCTGTTCAGCAAGCGGTTGGAGTCCTCGGCAGCCTCGTTGGGATCGCATCATTGATCGGTGGGGGAATGCTCCTGCTGATCCCGAGGCTTGTCGAGACCAAAAACGCGCTCGCCGACCTCGGATTCAGCATGGAAGGTGTCGGCCGCCGCACCGGACGGTTCGTATCCGCCATGAGCAAGGCGGGGGCAGCTGCTTCAGCGCTGGCGTTTGCGGCTGCGGGCATGGAGGCACTGTTCGGCCGCGAAATGGGTTACGACATGGAGGCCATGACCCTCGGCCTCGAGCGCTGGGCGAAACAGAACCAGGTATCTGGGGAGGCAGCGCGGTTCCTCGGCGAGAACGCCCGGGATCTCGCTGCCGACCTTGAGCAGGTGTCCTCGTGGAGCAACTTCCTCGCCGGGCCCGCGCAGGACATCATGGGCTTCTTCAGCTTCGGGCAATACGAAGGGTCCATCGACGCGTCCGCCACCCGAATCGCGAAACTCGGTGATGCACTCGGCCAACTCGTCAAGGACGGAAAACCAAAGGTCGCCGCCGACGCCTTCGAGCGGATCGCGAAGATGGCAAATGAGGCGGGGATCTCCACCGATGAACTCCGTGGGATGATGCCCGGCTACAGCGCTGCGGTAGAAGTCGCTGGCGCCAAGACCAAAGAAGCCGGCGACAAGATCGGCCAAGCAGGCGCCCAAGCTCAGCAGACGAACCCCGCGCTGGAGTCCCTGGCCCGGCATTTCGGTCTCGCTGGTGACGAGGCGGAGAAGGCCGCCCAGGACATGCTCGAGGAGTGGGGCCAGGCCTTCGCCGAGTTCGCCCCTCTCGTCGGGGCGTATGAGCAGGCACTCGAGCAGAAGAGGACCGCTGAGGAGGAAGCTGCACAAGCGACGGCCGCTTCTCTCGGTAAGGAAGAGGGGGGCGCCACCAAGAGCTGGAAGGACTTCGTTGGTGAGGTAAAGCTCACCGCCGGCGAGTACATCGCCCAGCTCGAGCAGATGGTGGCGAACCAGGAGCAGTGGGCCTCCAACATGGTCAACCTTGCTGGCCGGATCCCGCCTGCGATGCTGGATGAGCTCGCGCGGATGGGTCCTGAGGGCGCCGACATGGTGGCGTTGCTCAACGAGATGACCGGCCAGGAGCTTCAGCGCACCGTGGAGTTGTGGAGGCAGTCCGGCCGGGCTGCTGGCGACCAGTTCGCGGGGCGGTTGAAGGACGCCGACCCGGTGTTGCGTGCGATCGCCGACAAGCTTGGACAAGGTGTCGCGAACAAGATTCGCGAGGGAATGGCGAAGCGCGGCACCACGGTTTTCGAGGAAGCCCGTCGGCAGGGTATCCGGATCGATCAGGGCGTTGACGTGAACCGGCCCCGGATTGTGCGGGTCCGTGCTGACACGAGTTCGGCGGAGACCACGATCTCCAACGCTGTGCGCAGGATGGACAACCGGCTCCGCGGGCTTGAGGACACCACGGTGAACGTGCGTGCCCAGTTCACCTACGCCGGGTTCCGGATCCCCAAGCACCAGTCCGACACCGGGTACGCCACGGGTGGCCCGATCCGAGGCCCTGGCGGCCCGAAGGACGACCTGGTGCCGATCTGGGCGTCGAACGGCGAGTTCATGCAGCCCACTGACGCGGTGAACTACTACGGCGTCGGGTTCATGGAGGCGATCCGGAGGAAGCAGCTCCCCAGGGGCTGGGATGGTTCCGCGATGCCCGGTTTCGCCGAGGGCGGGCGGATCACCGGCACCCCGACGGTGTTCTACAAGGGCAGCCAGCGGGGCGTCGAAGGCAAGATCAACCTGGCGGCGTTCGGTCCCCTGGTGTGGCGGGACTTCATGAACTCCGGCATGGGTGGCGGCATGAACAGCGGTCCGCCCCCGAGCGGTGGTTGGGGTGGCGGTGTCGAACGCTGGCGCAGTGTCGCCCTGGCCGCGCTCGCGTACACCGGATCGCCCGCGTCGTGGATCGGATCCCTGCTCCGCCGCATGAACCAGGAGTCGGGTGGCAACCAGTTCGCCATCAACAACTGGGACATCAACGCCGCCAGGGGAACCCCGTCGAAAGGCCTGATGCAGACCATCGACCCCACCTTCTACGCCTACGCCCGGGAGTTGGCGCACCGGGGTCCGTACGATCCGTTCGCGAACATCGTCGCGTCCATTCGTTACGCGAACGCCCGCTACGGTTCAGCGCCGGTTGGGTGGAACCGTGCTGGTGGCTACGACGAAGGTGGTATCGCGACTGGGGCAGGGTTGCTGGCAAAGAAGGTCATCGCCCCAGAGCGGGTGCTGTCCCCGCGCCAAACCGAGTCGTTCGAGCAGTTGGTGCGTGTCCTCGACACCAAACGCGGCCTGCCTGCGTCTCCCGCAGCGTCCACGACCCGGGCGACCGGTGAGGCCATCGGTGCGGCGGTGACGCAGGCCGTCGGGAAAGCCTTGGGCGGGCTCCGCGTCAGCGGGGAACTCGTCGAACGCAACGGCTCCATCGTGGGGCTCGTCCGGAACGTGGTCGTCCAGGAGATGGATGACGAACTCGCATTCAGGAGACGGTGACCGGTGCCCACCAACAGCTCGCGGGCCTCTTACGACACCCTCATCTACGAGGCCCAGGCGAACACGAACTACGGCGACTGGAACCTCGTCACCGTGTGCGGGGGTACCGGGCAGCGAAGGTACTCGTTCCTCTACTTCCCCGGTATCCCCCCATCGGGGTCGACCATCACCTCGGCGAAGCTGCGGGTGTGGCTGCAGGGCTCCGGGTGGTCCGGTGGGCCGCACACCATCACTGCCCGCCGGGTTACGGACACGTGGAAAGAGTCCCTGCTGACCTGGAACCGGGCCAACGGGTCCGCTGTGCCGCTGATGGGCTCCACCACCAACCCTGGCTCCGCGAACGTCACAGGCGGCGTGGACAAGCAGCTGGTCGAGATCGACGTCAGCTTGATGCTCGCGGACATCGCCGCCGGGACGAAGTGGTACGGCATCCGCCTCGAGGTGAACACCAACGACACGGTGGCGCGGCGCCTCTACTCGTCGGAGGCGTCGGATCCGTCGTTGCGGCCACAACTGGTGGTCGAGTGGAACCAGAACCCGTTGGCGCCGGTGGACATGGCCCCGTCTGGGGGTAGGTCGGTGTCGGTCGCGAAACCGGTGCTGAAGTGGGTGTTCAAGGACCGGGAGGGCGACCAGCAGGCCGAGTTCCAGGTGCAGATCTCCACCACCTCCACGGTGAACTCTTCGGGCGCGTTTCCCACCCCCGAGTTCGATTCGGGCTGGATCGCGTCGTCGAACTCGCAGCTGGATCTCGCGACCACCGCGTACGCCGGGCTCACCGACGGCGCCACCAGATACTGGATCGTCCGCACCCGTGATGTCCCGGGGCTGGTGTCTCCGTGGTCGGCGGTGCAGTCGTTCCGGCGGGACACCAAGGGAACCCTCACCCTCACCTCCCCCCTCAACGGGGGGACGGTCGACGAAACCACCCCACCGATCACCTCCACGCTGACGGGCAGGACACAAGAGGCCATCTCCTACAGCCTCAGCGAGGTCACCCCGACCGGACAGCTGATCAATGTGTGGAACCTCGGCAGGTTCGCCGCCCCCGCAGCGGACGGGGTCCCGTTCACGTTCAACATTCCCGCCGGGAAGATCACCAAAACTGGGCAGCAGTACCGACTGGCGGTGCAGTCGTGGGACACCATCGACCGAGAGAACATCCCCGGGGACCCGGGAAGCCAAGTGGCCCAGGCGACGTTCACGTTCGTTCGCTCAGCCACACCCGCGCCCGTCACCACGTTGACAGTGACCGATGAAGCCCCAGGGGTGAAGCTCACCTTCAACCGCGCCGCCGGCCAGGGAGCCCCGGACTACTTCTGTCTCGTCGTGGACGGGGTGCGGGTCGCCGACCGTATCGACCCCACCGACTTCAGCCTCGGTGGGAACCCGATCGTCTACTCGATGGTGTGGTACGGGGCGAACGCGAACACCGAACACACGTTCGAAGTCGAGGCGGTTGTTCTCGATGGCGGTGTGTACAAGCACTCCCAGAGCAACGCCACACAAACCCACACGGTGGATCTGACAGAGGTTGGGGGGACGTGGCTCGTGGACGACTTCGACACCCTGCACGTCCCCGCCGATCTGCCCCGCAGGGTCAGGATACGCGGCGCTGAGGTACCCGACCTTGAAGTGGGAGAGTCCTCGGGGACGTTCTACCCCATCGGTCGGCGGGACCCGGTGTACATCGTGGACGCGATCCGTGGCATGGAAGGACCCGTTTCTGGCGTCGTTGAAGCCGAGGACCCCGCAGGTTCTGACTTCATCGAGAACTTCGAGTGGATGAAGCGGGAGGAAAACGTTGGCCGCCGGTACAGGCTGATCTTCGGTGACATCAACATCCCGGTGCAGCTGGGCAAAGCGAAGAACACGCATCTCGATTCGCATCTGCGTCGTCGGCAGGTATCCGTGGATGTCGCGCAGGTCGGCGAGTTCCCCGAATGATCAACCTGGGGTTGAGTTCCGCTGACCAAGCGGCGTACGAGGCGACCTTGAAACAGTCGCATCGCATCCGCACCACGGCGAGGATCCACGACCGCGACGAGAAGGTGATCCACACCTTTCAGGGGTCGATCCTGTCCGGGTCAGTGCAGGTCGACATGTCCAGCACCCCATCCCAGTTGGGGTTCGCTGAGGGCACGACGAGCGGCACCGGGGCGGTACGCAACCTGGACATGACGATCCTGTTGCCGCGCAAGGACCAAGCGTGGCTTCCGGACGCGCCGGGCAGCGAATCCGCGTTCGCAGACAACTTCGTGAGTGCCGAGTATGGGGTGTTCGTCGAAGGACTCTCCGCCGGCCCGGGTTGGGTGGATGTGCCGGTGTTCCACGGCCCCATCACGGGCTTGCAGCAGGATGGGGATCAGGTCACGATCCGCGCATCCGGGAAGGAAGTCCTCGCACTCGACCCAGTGCTGTTGTGGAACACACTCACCGTCCGCAAGGGGACCAAGCGCACGGACGCGATCCGGCAGGTGCTGGCGGCGATGGGGGAGACCAAGTTCGACTTTCCTGCCTTCAACTCCAAGATGATCAACACCTGGTCCTTGGACCGCTACGCCGAGGCGTGGAAGATGGCATCCTCGATCGCCCGGTTCGGGAACTGGCAGTTGTTCTACGACGGTCGTGGACGGGCCAGGCTGAGGGAGTACCCGCAGAATCGAACCTGGCTGTTCAAGTCCGGCGACGACGGCACGCTGTTGTCGAAACCGAGACTCGCCTACGACCTGGCCTCCACGAGGAACGTGGTTGAGGTGGTGGGGTCCCCGCCCACGGGGAACGCGAAGCAGATCCGCACCGAATCACGACCCTCTACCTCGCACCCGCTGTCGCCGTGGTCGCTGCGGCGTAACGGCGTCCGCCGCAACATGGTGCATCGAGAAACCGGCGCGCAGGTCAACAACAGCCGAGAAGCGCAGGACCTCGGGGACCGTCTCCTCAACCAGATGATCACCGCGCAGGTGCAGGTGGAGTTCGACACGTTGGTGATACCGCACTTGGAAGAGGGGGACCGAGTGGCTGTGATGGTCGGCGAAACCTACGCCTCCGGACCCCAGCGGGTCTTGGAGGGCCAGCACATCGAATTCTCTCTGCTGCGGTTCACAATCCCCCTGGTGGCGGGGGAGTCCATGTCCGTGGGTTTGAACCGTCGAGTGAGTTGGCGACGCAGGGGCCAGGCCCCGATCTACCGGTGGACGCGATGAGAACCGGTCGGGTGGAGTCGGTGTGGTTCGACCGCCGAGGGAGCGAAGTCACCGCCGATGCGCCCACTGGCACGCAGGTTGTGTCGGTCGGGTTCACTGGCGACTTCAACGAGGACGGCGGCCAGCTGTATCACGTCCCCACCGGGGATGTGTACGACTACACCGCCGCCGACCCTAACGCGGAAGCCATCACCCTCGCCGCGGCCCTGCCGACCGGGAAAAGCTTCGCCGTTGACGACGCGCTGCGCGTGTACCCGCTCGCTGACGACATGATGGCGAACGTGCGCCTCGACGATGTTGAGACCGACGAGGAACCCATCGAAGCTCGCGTGTCCCAGCCCGTTCGGGCGATGCTCCCCGAAGGGATCCGCGAGCCCGGTCTTGGTGAGGTTGTAGTCGTCGAGAACGCCGGCCTGGAGTGGGTGGTTCGGGATGTCATCGGCACAGGCCCGAACATCGACGGCTCCTACGTGGGGCAGATGGTCCTCAGCGCGGCGAAGATCTACGCACCGACCGACGACCCCGACCAATGGCATTTGGAGATCGGGGACCCGAACAAGCCGATCGCGTGGAAACGCACCGGCCAGGAAGGGTTTTCCCTGTCCCACGATCCTGTGGCGGACAAAGCGTCGGTGTACGTGTCAGGGCGGGTCGATTTCGGGGCCGGTTCCAGCATCGACTCGGACTACCTCGAGTTGCAGGAGCAGCCCGCCGGGTTCCTGACTCCCGGGTTGCGGCAGAACCGGTTCGAAAGCCGCGGCGGGACCCTGGACAGTCTGCTGGGGATCGACTGGCCGTCCACCACGGCGAAGGGCAGCCTGCTGTTGGCGTACGTACACATCGCCGCCGGCACCGGTACCACCGCGCCGACGATCACCCCACCCGCAGGGTGGACGCTCGTCGCCACGGTCACCAGGGCGCAGCAGCGCCTTTCCTTGTACTACATCCAGAACGCCAACTCCCGGAGCGGGAGTGAGAACTTTAGCTTCAGCCAACCGTCCTACCAGGCGGGCGCGCTGTTCGAGTACATCGGGATCGATGCGGTGGCGTTGGACCAGTCCACCACGGCGAACGGATCGTCCACCACCATCTCCACCGGCACGACCACAACGACGACACAGGCGAATGAACTGTGGTTCGCCGTCGGCGGCTACGGTGGTGAACCTGTCACGTTCGGCGACCCGACCGGTGGATTCACCCACCTGGGCACCGCCACAGGCTCCGCGACCGGTAGCCCCTCGGTTGTGCAGAGCAAGGCTGCTGCGTTGAACGCCACAGCCACCGGAGCAGGCGGGTCGACGTGGTCATTGAGTTCCCTCCGCGAGTGGCTCGGTATCACAGCCACGTTCAAAGCGAAGACAGGTGGAGGCTCCCCTGGCATACCTGGCCCTAACCGGGCCAGGGTGTTCACGCGGGACCTAGAAGGCTCCGCGATCCCACACGTCATCACAGACACGGGCCGCCTGTGGAGCCTGGAGCCCCCTCGACCCGGCCAGTTGGCACTACCTGACGCTGCCACCGCACCCGCCGGTGAGGCTTGGGGAAACTGGGGTAGCGCGATCGCGTTCGCCAACCCTGGGACGAGCGTCACGGTACTGGCGTGGGCAAGCGGGAACGGGTTCAACAACACGAACACACCTCAGCGTTATGTCGCTGTGCGCGCGCGGATCAGCCTCGACGGCGGATCCACATGGTCGAACGGCATTGGTCCCAGGGACAACTGTGACACCGGATCGAACTGGGGTACCTCGTCGGCATCCCATTCGGTGACTGGCACACCTACTGGCGAGATCCGGGTTCAAGCGCAAATCCAAACCAACGGTGTTGCCGCCACGTTTCACAACGGATCACTCGTAGCGCTAGTGATTCCCGGCTCCTAATCTTCGGGGGAATTCGTGAAAAGACTGATGCTTGCTGCTGCCCTCTCCCTGCTACTGATCGCACCGCCGGTGCACGCACAGTCCGAAACCTACGGTCAGTACTCGCTGATGTTCCAGCGCGCCGCCGGGCAGGCCTACAACGGCGAAACCCCGGTAAGCCAGTGGGCGTGGGAACCTCAGTCACCCACCGAGTCGCTGATCCGGTGGGGCACCCCGCAGGACTGGGACACAGACACCGACCCGTACAAGGAGAAGTTCGTCCACGACGGGGACTGGGTGTACCTCGAAGGCTGGTACGACAACCAAACGTTCTGGCGGCTCGAAGTCACCCAGTGGATCTCGGACTACGACTGCAAAACGAACCGGCAGAAGCTTCCCCCGGGTCGCCAAGCGTACGTGAAGTGGCAGGTTCCCGCAGCTGGTACGGAAAACGGGTACTGCCTGTTCGCCCAAGGAACGATCGTGGACGACCGCTGGGGCATCCGCGTCATGTACGCACACCAGCAGAAGTGGTCCGCCGGGACCGTGTCCACGAAGTACTTCGGCACCATCCCTGCGTTAAAGCAGAATGAGGTGTGGTGGGACGACCGTGGCAGCGAGTTCCGAGTGAAGCTGCGCCGTGACTGCTACATCGGGAAGGGCAAGGGCATGGCACTGCGTATCGACAACTTCGAGGTGTACAAGCCGTGGGTCACGAAATCCCGATACGACCTGAAGCACACCTGGACGTACTGAGGCGTTGTTGATGCCCGGATCCGCGGGGGGTGTTCGTGGGTGAGGTACGGGACCTGCTCGTCGCGATCGGATCCTTCGTGGGTTCACTGGCCAGCGCGTTCGTTCTGGTGTGGACGACAGTCGTCAAGCCACACAGAGATGCCAAGCAGGCAGCGAAGAAGGCCGCGAAGACTACCGCGGAGAAGCTCCTCGCCGCCGTCGCTGACGGGGAGATCACCCCGGAAGAGGTCAACGACATCCGCAACTCCCTCGAGGAGGAGCAGTGAGTGATCGGGCGCGGGACATCGTCGCCACTGCCACCAAAGAGGCTGTGAAGAGTACGCGGAACGAACGGGCACGAGTGACCGCGTGGACAGCGCTCGTGCTGTTGGTCGTCTCTCTGGCACTGTCATGATTTCCGTGTAAGCCACGGATGATGTGTTTCTTATCTTAGTGGAGTGGTATGCGGTTG